ACATTACATTCAACACATCGTCATGATTGTAAGTAACACGTTGATTCTTGTTATTAATGAATGTGATTACTTGATTACGTCCTAACCACGACTTACGTACTACAAAGTTGGCTCTTTGTATTGGCGGATAGATTAAGGCCAATTGTTCAGGAGTTAACGCCGCGATGGCTTCAGATAATAATTCTTTACCAGTTTTTACTACTTCTTGTACTTGTTGTACTTCTTTTACTTTTTTCATAATATTTAATTTAGATTGTTATTACTTGTTACATTGTTATTATCAAACACTCGTCGTATTTATTCTGTAAACCCATTACATTCATGAAATTTAATTAGTAATGTTATTCACTTTTTAACTTCATATATATTATCATTTACCTCTCGTGTTTACTCTGTATGCTATACATGCTACGCTACGCTCTGCATGTGTTGTTGTTGTGTGCTAGCATATCTAAACCATTACATATTTCAAAACAGAAAAGGTAAAACATTTCCAACAATTTCAATTTATATACCCGGGGGTGGTTAAAACAGATTCATTTTCTTTTCAGAAAGCTGTAGCTGAACGTAGTATATAACCCCTTAGTTCCATATATCTGATGCAACATTTTTACAATCTGCGCTTATATACCTTAAAGGGTATGATATTTCATATTGTAATATGAGGTATACCTTATTGGGTATAAATATTATAAAAGAGTGACGTTAGCTAATTAAGTAAATAAATAGTAGGCTATTGTCACACTATTATTTAGTATGTTTTGGTTGTAAGATTTTGATCCGATGCGTAATTGTATATACTATATTAAAAGAGTATTATGGAATTTGAACTAGGTATAAAATCCCCTTTGTTAAAGCAAAAGTTATCACCGTTGGCGGCTAAGAAGAAAGCAGCAAGGGATTTGGCTTATGCTAAAACAGATGATAGAAGAATTAAGAAAGCACACTCGCAGAGAATGCATCGTAAGAATCCTGGTAATAAAGGTATGGACTATGACCATGAAGATGGCAGGTTTGAATCTGTAAAGCAGAATAGAGGTAATGAGGGCGAAGGTACTAAAAAGGAGAGTGGTAAAAAATATAAAACAAAATAGTATGAATGCAAAAGGTATTGGCCCTCAGGGATTGGGTGTTAAAACAAACAATGGATATTGGATTGGTTCTGGTTCAGCAAGTCCTATGAAAAAATTAAAAGATTTAAGTGGTGATGGTAAAGTTACCCGTAAAGATGTTTTGATTGGTAGAGGGGTTATTGAATCACCGATGAAGCAAACTGTAAAAGATTCATGTTATAAAAAAGTAAAAGCAACGTATGATGTATTTCCTTCGGCTTATGCTAGTGGTGCTATCGCTAAGTGTAGAAAAAATAAAGGCAAAAAGTAATGGCTATACGAAAAACCGAGAAAGGGGCATCATTAAAAAGATGGTTCAAAGAGAAGTGGACCGATGAGAAAGGTAATGTATGTGGATCTCCGGATAGAAAAGGAGTGAAAGCATGCAGGCCATCTGTTAGAGTTAATAAAGATTCACCAAAGCCTTGGGGTCAAATGACACAAGCAGAAAAAACAAAAGTTGTATCAGCTAAAAAGAAGGTTGGTATGGGTGCTAGAAGATCTAGCAAAAGTAATGTATCATAACAAACAATAAATAAATAAATAAATAAAAAGACATGGCAATAATTCCAGGTACAGCGAAAGTACTAAATCAATACGAAAACGTGAACACAACTTATGGTGGTTCAAAAGCAATGAAAGCGCAAAGCAAGTGGTATACAATGGACGATGTCCTAGAAACTGTTGAAGCCAATATACCAGGCGGTGGTGTAACTGAAATCATAGCAGGTGATGGTATTTCAGTTGATGAAGGAACCGGTGTTGTTACTATTACAAATACAGTAGAACCTTATGTAGCACCTTATAAAGTATTCACTGCTTTAGTAAAACAAGAAAATGCAGGATCACCTGGTTCTATAGGCCCCGGAAGTAGTCTACTTGTTGGCCGAACTTACAAGATTGATGATGCAGATGGTGATTTTACAAATGTGGGTGCACCAAACAATGATACTGGAACTTCGTTTATAGCTACCGGCACTACACCGGCTGTTTGGGACAATGGTCTGTTAAGTTATAATGAGGGTGCGCCTACAGCAACAGTATTAGAAAACACTATTGGGAATATATGGTTTGAATATTCAGGTGAGGGGAATTATTATATTATATCTGATTCACAATTCACATTAGATAAAACATTTATAAATGGCACACCACTTACCGGATATTCTGTTCTTAATAATTTTGTAGAAGCTTCCGGATCGGATGCTGGTAGAGGATATTTTCTTTTGCAATTAGACACTCAATTCATTCAATTAAACACAATTAGGGGATATGCTACTTTCAGAGACGACGTTCTTTTATACCCAACCTGCATTGAAATAAGAGTATACAACTAATATATTGTAATAATGAAATCAATAATACTAAAACATTCAGCAGGAAATAATTCAATGATGCGTCATAAGTGTTCTTGTGATGAATCGCCGTTGAAAAAAACTGCTGCTTGGACACGTAAAGAAGGGAAGGATCCTAAAGGAGGACTGAATGCTAAGGGAGTAGCGAGCTACAGAAAAGAAAATCCAGGGTCTAAGTTACAGACTGCTGTTACTAAGAAACCATCAGAATTAAAACCAGGTAGTAAAGATGCAAAGCGTAGAAAATCTTTCTGTGCTAGAATGTCTGGTATGCCAGGGTCAATGAAAAAACCTAATGGTGAGCCAACAAGAAAGAAGCTAGCGTTGGATAAATGGAATTGCTAATTAACAACATGTAAAATATATAAAGATGATAAAAGAATACGGCGGAAAAGAAACTTACAAGAATGCAAAGCAAAAAGCAATGCACGAAAAGAAGGAAACTAAAAAAACAGAAGTAAAAGAAAAAGCTACAATGAAAGCATCTCAAAATAAACTTGAGAAAAAGAATACCAAAGATGCAATGGCAAATAAAAATATGCGTCCTCCTTTTCAACAAAAAGGTAAGGTAGCTGCTGTAGTAGTTAAAACAAAACCTGCACCTTCTAAAAAACCGGTAACTAAAAGTGTTACCGTTGTAAAAGCAACACCGATTGCTATGAAGAAAAAGAAGTGCTAATTAAACAACTAATAAAGTAATATAAATGGCTATAATATATAGTTACCCACATAGTATAAGTATTCTAGCATCAGATATAGTTATTGGTACTACTACTGTAACGGTAAATGGAACACAAAAAAACCAGACTAAGAATTTTAGTATGGGTGAAATATCGGCTTATGTTATGGGTAACGTGCCAACAGGTACACTATCCAGAATAAACGATACAAATGTAAGTTTAACATTAACAGGTGATCCAGTTGATGCTTTGCTTAAAGATGTAGATATAGTTGTAGGATGGACTGGTACGCTTGATGATAATAGAATAACTTCATCAGCATACTGGAACTTAAAGCAAGATCCTATAACATTGACTACTACTGGCTCGTCTGGTGCTGCAACACTTATTGGTAATGTATTAAATATCCCTAACTATGTAGCTGGTGGTACAATTACTCTAACAGGTGATGTTACAGGCTCTGGATCTTCTACGATTGCTACAACAATAGCGTCTGGGGCAGTGGAGTTTGCAATGATGGATCCTGTTGCAATTATAACTTCAAGCGAAGGTATTCCTGGAAATAGTAATGATACAACTTTACCTACAACAGCGGCTGTTAAAGCTTATGTTGATTCATCTGTTGTTGGTGGACTTATATACCAAGGAGGGTATAATGCAGCTACTAATACGCCTAATTTAGATTCACCACCTACAATTCCCGGAATTTCTGTTGGATGGGCATTTACTGTTACAGCAGATGGTAACTTCTTCACAGAAAGTGTTTCCGTTGGAGATTTCTTAATTGCAGAGGTTAGTAATCCAACAACATTAGCGGATTGGACTGTGGTTCAAAGTAATACTAACTTAGCAAGTTTAATACAAGTTGGTCTTGGTAATGTAAATGCGGGTACAGGTATTGGGGTTTCATACTCTAGTGGTACAGCTACTGTAACAAATACAGACTTAGGTTCATCTCAAAATATATTTAAGAATATTGCTGTTGCAGGTCAATCAACGGTAGTTGCGGACACAAACAACGATACTTTAACATTGGTAGCAGGAACAGGAGTAGTACTTACTACAAATGCTTCTACCGATACTATAACTATTGCGGCGGCTACTGCAGCAACAACCAACTATGCTACTTCAATATCTGTAACTGGTACAGTAACACATAACTTAAATACAAGAGATGTAAATGTGCAGTTATATGATACTGTTACATACGAAACAATATTTGCGGATGTAGCTAGAACTACGCTGAACACTCTTACAATAACGTTTGATTCAGCTCCAATAAATCCGATAAGGGTATTAGTTACTAAAGTAGGATAATATAATAAAAAACTAAAATGAGTATAAAATTTAAAAGTGGAATAACTTTAGAGGCATTAAGTAATGCATCAACGGATACAGATAGATTCTTAGTTTCAGATAGCGGAAATATTAAGTACAGAACTGGTACACAGTTATTATCCGATATAGGTGGCCAAGCCGCACTAACTAATCCTATTACAGGTACTGGTACAACAAACTATGTTTCTAAGTTTACTGGAGCCGCAACTTTAGGAAATAGTGGGATATTTGACACAGGAACAGATATAGGTATTGGAACAAATACTCCATTGTCTAGGGTGCAAATTACAGGGACTGCAACCGGAGATGTACTAACACTAAGTTCTAAAGTAGTTGCTGGCGGGTATATATTAACTTGTAACGATAGAGATGATGCGCCATTATTTGTAGTATTTGGAAATGTTGCAAATTCTAATTATACTGTAGCTATGGGTGATTGGCAAGGTGGAGTAAAACCGTCTTTTCAAGTTACTAATGATGGATCTTACTTCCTTAATACAGCGGTTGCTATTAATACATTTTCTCCAAGTCAAGCTTTACATGTAGCTGGTAACGCTCGAGTAACTGGTGCATATTACGATTCAACAAATTCTCCAGGAACAAGCGGGCAAGTGTTATCATCTACGGTTACTGGTACAGATTGGATAACTCTACCAACAGGAAATGTTAGTGGATCAGGAACTACAAACTATGTAGCAAAATTTACTGGGACTACTGCTTTAGGTGATGGTATAATATTTGACAACGGCACTAACGTTGGTATTAATACTACAACTCCTAGCTCTAGACTAGATGTTAATGGAGTAATAACAGCTTTTGGCGGTACTTCAACAGATTGGAATGCAAAACAAGCTGCTTTAGTTAGTGGTACTAATATTAAAACAGTTAACGGCAACTCTATTTTAGGAAGTGGAAATTTATCTACAAAAGGGGTTCATACACTGATAGTACCACCTGCCGGGTTTGAAACATCTTTTGCATTAACAAGTGCATCATTAAGTGGCACAGGCAATATTGCAGACAGATTACTAGCAATACCATATATACCAGCAAATACATTTACTTGTTCTTCACTATATATAAATGTTACTACCGGAGCAGTTGGAGCAAATGCAAGAATATTAATTTATTCTGACAACAATGGAACTCCAGGGACTAAAATATATGAAAGTGCTAACTTAAGTTGCTCAACAACAGGAATAAAATCTGTTGCTACTAACCAAACGTTTGTAGCAGGAACAACATATTGGCTTGGAGTATATAATTCTGCTATAATTGTTTATAATGGACTACCAGTTACAGCATTAATTCCTATTAGATCAAATCTATCAAACCCAATTACACACGTTTATAGAAATTCAACATTTGGATCAGCTCCGGCAACATTTGGCAGCCCATCACTTTTAGGAGGGTCAGCCCCTCTTATTGGTATAACAATTTAAAAATAATATTATGGCTCAAATTAGAAAAGAAATATATGACGACAATGGTCTTGTTGAGGTAGTTTTTATAGAAGTTGACGAACCTACACAAGAAGAACTTATAGCTCAGAAAGAAGCTGAGTTAATAGCTATATATAAAGAAATAGAAATATTAAAAAATAAATAATGGCAATAATATATAGTTATCCAAAAGTTATTACATTAAATAACTCAGATCTATTAATAGGGTCTAGATTTGAAAACGAAGACGGTGGAGAAGCTAGAACTATTAGTTTTACAGCAGAGACTTTAACAAATTTTATTGAAGCAAATCTTGCTCCAACATTAGATGAAGTTTTAACAAATGGTAATGTATCTTTGTTAGATGCAAAAGTTGGCGGAATATATTTGTATAATTCAAATGTTCCATCCGGTTTAGGATATGTGTATATTACAGGAAATAAAAATAGATTTAATTTCTATAATAATGCAAATATAAATTATGGGTATATAGGACAAGACACTTTATCTTTAATAGATTCTGTTGTTCCTGCTCGCCAATTTCAAATTACTAAACCTGCTGCTATTGGGGCAAATAGAACGGCAACATTTCAAGATGCAGATGGTACTATTGCTTATTTATCAGACATCCCATCAACAACTAATTACGGTTTATTTGCACAAACAGCAAATTCATCACCTGTAACAGGAACAACAGTTGAAAGCACATTAATAAATGGAGGAGTTGGGACATTAACTATTCCTGCAAATGGATTTAAAGTAGGCGATAGTTTTAGTGCGGTTTTTGGTGGAGTTATGAATGCGGCCAACAATCAAACTATTAGAATAAGAGTTAAAGCAGGAGCTATTACATTATTAGATAGTGGTGTACAGAGTTTAACAAATTCAATAATAAATGATATTTGGAGCTTGAACATAGACTTCACTATAAGACAAATTGGTGGTGCGGGGGTAGCTTCTATTGTTTCTTTAGGAGCATTTCATTACCTTAAAACATCTAATGCTTCTACACAGGGATTTGCATTTAATGTTGTAAATAATACGACATTTGATACAACTATAAGCAATGTTTTAGATGTTACAGTGCAATGGGGAAGTAATAACGTAACAAATAATATCTATAGTGATATATTTGTATTAAATAAAGTATACTAGTGAGCATGAAAGAAAAAATTGATTTATTCTTAAATAAATGGATCAGTAGAAAATTAATGGCATTTGCGATAGCGTCAGTCGCATTATTTAGTTCAAGAATAGATTCTGACAACTGGACTGTTGTGGCGGTAATTTACATTGGAGCACAAGCGGCAACTGAAATAGCAGAACGATTAATAAAAGCAAAGCATGGTTCAAATAACTAAAAACAATATTACTTATTGGTTAATCGCAGTATTAGTTGCAATTATATTATTGCAAAGAAGTTGTGGCGTGTCAAATGAAGAAAGCTTAGTTAAAGAAACAGTTAAAACTGATACGGTATGGAAAGAAACAAAAGATACAGTATTTAAAACTGTTAAAGTAACTGATGTTAAGTATATACCATTAAAAGATGAAAAATATACGGTAAGTGATAATTGTGATTCATCTAAGGTTAGATTTCAAAATCTTCTTAAAGAGCATTTAGTTAGAACTGTATATGCTGATACAATTAAACTTGATAGTTTAGGCACAATAGTCGTTAAAGATACCGTATGGTTAAATAAGTTATATGGCAAAAGAGAGTACATAAAAGATTATAAAATACCATTTGTAACAAAAACAATAACAAAGAAAGAAGATCCTAGAAGACAGATGTATATAGGCGGAAATGGGTTTATAGGAGGGTCAGGATTATTAACGCCTGGATTAATTTACAAAGATAGGAAAGATAGAGTATATCAAGCTAATGTTGGTGTAGGATTTGATGGATCAATAAATTATGGGTTTGGTATGTATTGGAAAATAAACTTAAGAGGAAATGGTAACAAGTAGTCAATGCTTAAAAAAGTGGGGCGATCCTACTTTACTTGAAAACGAATTAAAATACATGACAGTATGGGATATACCCGTTCATTTAGAAATGGGTGTTATACCAAAAAAACTGTATTGCAATAAAGCAATAATAAATCCGTTAATAGTTGCTTTTACAAATATAATTGATAGAGGATTAATTAAGGAATTAAAAACATGGGATGGATGTTTTAATGTACGTAGAAAACGTGGATTAAAATCTTTATCACTGCATTCTTGGGGTATTGCAATAGATATTAATGCAGCATGGAATGGATTAGGAAAAGAACCTACAATGTCTGTTGAATTAGTAAAGTGTTTTACTGATGCTGGATTTGATTGGGGTGGAACTTGGACAAGAAAAGATGGCATGCACTTTCAATTAAAAAATATATCTTAAAATGGCAAATCAAAAATCATCTCAAAGTTCTGCTAAACTTGTTAAGAAGAATATAAGCAGACCTGGAGTTCATGCTAAATCAAAAACCTCAGCATTAAAGTCTTCAAAAAATTATACAAAAAAATATAGAGGCCAAGGCAGGTAAAAATTACTTAAAATAAGTAATATATATATTAAATTAAATTCAATTAAATATGTCAGATGAAATAGTAAAGAATCTCAGCTTTGGTAACGAAGCACGAGATAATGTATTTGCCGGTATAACAAAGTTAACTAAAGCAGTTAGCTCAACATTAGGAGCCGGTGGAAAATGCGTAATGTTAGAAGATAGTAAAGGTAGACCGTTAATTACAAAAGACGGTGTTACGGTTGCAGACAGCATTACATTATTAGATCCTGTAGAGAATATGGGAGCAAGACTTTTAAAAGAAGCAGCTAGAAAAACGGTTAAGGAGGCTGGCGATGGTACAACTACAGCAACGGTATTAGCACATGCTATTTTAGAAGAGGCTTATGCAATTCAAGATACTATAAGTTCAAGAGATTTAAAAAACGGTATTGAGACTACAGTAGATAAAGTGATAGAATATTTAGAATCTATTAAAGTTCCAGTAACTGGAGATATGATAGATCACATTGCCACTATATCAACAAACAACGATCCAGTACTTGGTAAAATTATTGGTGATGCTTTTAGAGCAGTTGGTGAAACTGGTATTGTTATGATGGAATCATCAGCAAATCCAGAAACAGAAATAGAAATTATAGATGGTGTACAATATGATAAAGGATTAGTAAATTCAAACTTTATCACAAACCCAAATAAAAGAATTGCCGAATTAGAAAATCCATTAATATTGATTGTTGAATCACCGGTGGAATCTATTCGTCAGATACAATCGGTTTTAGAATATGTAATAAAGAATAACAAACCGTTATTGATTATTGCAGACATGGAACAAACTGTACTATCTGCTTTAGCAATGAATAAAGTTAAAGGTAATATAAAAGTTAATGTTATCAATGCACCAACTTATGGTATCACAAAAAAGGATACCTTAACAGACCTTGCTTTGTTAACTGGAGCCACAATTATAAACGAAGATCTAGGAGACGATATGGATCTTATAGATATTGAATGTTTAGGCAGTTGCTTAAAGGCAATAACAGATGATAGTGAAACAATCTTACATGTTGGTGAAACAAAAGAAGAAGTACAAGAATTAATTGATGAGTTAAATTCACAATTACAGGTTGCTACTGCTCCAGGTGATGTTATTAGATTAGAAAGAAGATTAGCTAGACTATCAGCAAAAGTTGCTGTTGTAAAAGTAGGTGCTGGATCTGATTTAGAATTAAAAGAAAAAGCAGATAGAGTTGAAGATGCAATTTGCGCAACTAAAGCAGCGATTAAAGAAGGGATTGTTCCAGGCGGAGGAATTGCTCTTTTAGATGCTTCAAGAAATGTTTTAACCACAAACAACGGAGGCATTGCTCTTCTAAAAGCTATTAAGGCTCCGTTTAAGACAATATTAAGTAATGCTGGTATTGATCATCCAGTAGCTAATTGGGATCGCTTAGAGGGTTCCGGATTAAATGCTGTAACTGGAGAACAAGTTAACATGATAGAAGCTGGAATTATTGATCCTCTATCTGTTACTAAGAGTGCATTAAAAAACGCAGCATCCGTAGCTGTTACAATATTATCAACCGATTGTGTAATTAATAATTTAAGAGTTAATGAGGGCAATAGGTAATAATATAGTGATACTTCCGAAAAAAGTAGGATTATCAAAAACGGATAGCGGTTTATTATTAAAAGAAAAAGATAAAGAAAATATACGTTATAAAGAAGCTATTGTAGTTTCTGTAAGTGAAGATATTAAATGTTTAAAAGAAGCCGATGTTATTTATTATGATAAAGCTGCTGGACATGGAATAGAGTTTGAAGGTCAGGACTATCAGGTTATAAGATTACAGGATGTTGTAATAGTTATATGAGAAGATTAGAAGCAAAGGATATAAAAGATCTTGGCTTATTAAAACATTATAGATTAATACGCAAATGGGCTTGTAGAAATTATGATCTTACGGATGCTGATTTAGAATTATTAGTATATTTTGATTGCATGGAGTTTTTTACCAAGCAAGATTATAAGATAGGTACTTACGCATATAGTTGGGACAATAAGCGCTGGAACAATTTGTTAAAAGAAGGATGGATAGTAGTATGGCGAAATAGAAATCATACAACCCAGAAATACAACATATATAAAGTTTCATTCAAGTGCAAACAACTAATAAGTCGAATGTACCGTATAATGCTTGGGGCAGAGGATATACCTACTACTCCACGAAGTAACAAAATAATGAAAAATAATACTTATACAGATATAGTATTACGATCAGCAATAAACAATGTAAATAAAGATAAAACAAGATGAGATACAACAGTGCCTTAGGCAATCCAAAGTATGATCCAAGCGTTATGCCATCAGGCGATACATCAACACTTGGTTTAACAGGGGACACTTTCCCACAAACTCCGATTACGTCAGAGCCAAGAACTTATAATCCTGGAATAAAACCAACTGGTGCTCCTGTTAATTTTAATCCAAAAGCACAGGCAAATATGACAGGTATGTTTGGTATGCCAGCTCAAGGATCTTATGATAGAACACTACCGGTTACTCCAACAGTTTAAAAGTATTAATAGATTAATAACAAATATAAGGTATGAGAAAAATAACGCCAGCTGTTAAAAGAATAGAAAATAACGGCATAACAGGAGCAAATGCTTTGTGGGATGGACCATTAGATATTACTGGTTTCCCAATGGGCAAAGGTTCTAGCAACGGAAAAGATGGAATGGAAGTTAAGAAAACTCCAACTATGTATCACGCAGCTCCTATTACTCAGAGAGCGAAATGTAAACTTTAATGGACACAACTGATATTAAACTATACGGATTAAACGCGGCAGCATTATCTTTGTCAATGACAAATTTAGAACCAGCTTTAAAAATAATTCTTCTTATACTTTCTATTGGTTATACAGCAATTAGAATATACAGTCACTTTGAAGATAAAACAAAACAACAAGATAAATAATTAACAAATAATTACAATGAGAAATCCCGCACAAGAAGTAATAAATAAAGCTAAGCCAAGTAAAATTTCTGGCAAATTTAAAGAAAAAATTGCAGCAAAAAGAGCTAATACGCCAAAATCTACAACATTTAAAGAAAAGATTACAGCGTCAATTGCGGCAAAAAAAGCAAAAGAAACTCCGGCCCCAGCTAAACCAGCACCTGCTCCTGCAAAACCAGCGCCTGCTCCTGCAGCAGAAACTCCAGCTATGCAAAAGAAAAAAATGGTAAGTAAAAAAACAGCTTATAATATTAAAGAAGCTAGCAATCCTAAACTTTCAGCATCTGCTAGAAAGCATTATGCAATGAATGCCCAAGCCGCAATGAAAAACAAAAAGAAAAAATAAATAAGCCTATGGGATTTAAAATGTCAGGGCCTCCTTACAATGTGCAGAATACGCCAATATACAGTAAGGATATGGATGACAATATTTTAGGCATGGCGCAATCTAATGGCACTATATTGGTAAACAAGAATGTATCCCCATTAGAATTAAAAAAGAATAAGACGGTTGAGCATGAGCTTATCCACATTGATCAAATGAAACGGGGTGATTTAGGCTATGATGAAAAGAATGTTTTCTGGAAAGGAAAAACATATTCTAGATCTAAAATGAAAGAAGGTTCTAAAAAACTACCTTGGGAAATGGAAGCTTATAAAAAGCAATAAACTTACGTAATAATAATATTATAACTTAAATTTAATTTATTATGAAAAAAGTATTATTATTGCTAGTATTATTATTTGCTTCTTTTGTTTCTTATTCTCAAAAAATAAATAAAAAGTTTTTAGAAGGCACTTGGGAAACAGAATTTCACATTGTTGAATTTAAAACCATCAACAAAGAAGAATTTAAAATAACAATTGTTATAAAAGAAAACAATAGACAAATAGATGTAATCAGTTACAAATTTCACGGAGACGCTTTATATATGGAAACGTATTATAAAGAAAACAATTGGAAAGCTGTTGGAAAAATGATTGTTATGGATGAAAATACACTTGTTGAAAATGTTGTTTCTCCAGCTTCAGATCTGTTAATATATAAAAGAAAAAAAATAAACTAAACAATTAAAACAAAAAAAAATGAACAGTCCTTTTAAAATGAAACCAGGCAGAGGAAACATGCCTAAAACCGGTAATGGAATCCCCCCAACATTAATGTCTTGCTCGCCAATGAAGCAAACAGATCCTAAGAAAAAAACAGATCCTAAAAGTAATATGACAAAAGAGGAAGCTGGCGAAAAAATTAATAGCATTTTTTCTGAAAATTCAAGAAGAGTTGCTGCAGAAGCAATGGCAAAGTCAGATAGTAGTGCTGCTGCAAAAGGAGCAATGTTAGTTGGAATAGCTAAAAGAGAAGCAGGCAGAATAGGTAATGAAGCTGCTAATGTAACAAGAAAAAAAGAAAAGCTACCAACCGTAATGCGGGGGAGAGAGGTTTCAAGCGGCGGAGTCTTAAATAATCCAAAAAATAAAGACGTATATACTAGAGTAGGGCAACTTGAAAGTGATGTTCCAGCTAATGTTGCTAGAGCATATAGAAATAATAGATAATAAATAACCCGTCAATAACCGGCGGGTTTAAATAGCAGGTGGGAGGTAAGGTATCTCACGGGTCTCATAAGCCCGCATAACTTGGTTCGATTCCATGACGTTGCTACTAATATTAACAATTAAATTAAATAAAATGGAAGTAGTAAGACAAATTACAACAGAACAATTAGAAACTATTACAAATCAGCAAAAAGATCTTAATACTATATTAGTAAATATAGGTATGGTAGAATCACAAAAACACATGTTGTTACATCAAATAGCTGATCTTAATAATCTTATTGAAGAAACCAAAAACAAACTTCAGGAAGAATACGGTGCAATTAATATTAATTTAACCGATGGTTCATACACTGAGATTGAGCCAGAAGCTGTAGTTGAAGCATAATGGATTCAGTAGTTAGAAAAATAAGTATAGGAACTAATTATAAAGACGATGCAATGCATTACTCCGTAGGCCAAGAGGTTTACGGAGGGCATCGCATCTCTTATATATTATTAGATACCACTGATAACTCCTATAACATCTATATTAAAAAAGAAGATGAAGTAATGCCGTGGAAAAAGTTTAATTGCAATATGGCAATATCAGTTGAATATGATTTAGAATACTAATGAATATGACAGCTGTATTTGATTTTATAATTAAACCTGTAGGATCTAGATACAATAATGAAGTTGATGTTGATGGTAAAAAGCTAATAACAAACACAAGAATCGAAACTTTTAAGTCTGTAAATAAATTAGCTGAAGTGGTATCAGTACCGTTATTTAGCGAAACGGATATAAAAATAGGAGATATTGTTGTTATACATCATAATGTATTTAGAAGATTTTACGACATTAAGGGAAGACAAAAGAATAGTAGATCATATTTTAAAGAAGATTTATATTTTTGTTCACCTGATCAGATCTATCTATACAAAACAGATAATAAATGGAAATCAAATGGTGACCGTTGTTTTGTAATGCCAATAAAAAATAAAGACCAATTTAAGCTATCCAAAGAGCAAAAGCATATTGGAATACTAAAATATGGTAATGAGTCCTTAAACGGGCTCGGAATCACTCCTGGTGATGTTGTAGGCTACAAACCATATAGTGAGTTTGAGTTTATAATAGATGGCCAGCGATTGTATTGTATGAAATCTAATGATATTGTAATTAAATATGAATATAAAGGAGACGAAACTGAATATAATCCGAGCTGGGCAGAAAGCAGTTGAGGAATTAATAAAGGTTGCTGAAGAAAAGATTGTAGATAGCGGAGACGATATATCTGCGGATAGATTAAAGAATGCGGCAGCAACTAAAAAATTAGCTATTTTTGATGCTCTTGAAATTCTAAATAGAATACAAGAAGAAGAAAGAATGCTAGAAGACTCTGAAAAGCAAACAGACACAAAAGTGTTTAAAGGTTTTGCAGAAGGGAGGTCTAAATAATGTACGAACAAACTTTATATAAAGTGCTTGATGATTATATTAAGCCAAATATCATAAAACAAAAAAATCGCCATAATAAATGGGAATATGGGTATAATAAGGACCATGATGTTGTTGTTATAAGCCGTACCGGAAAGATTGGTGAAATATATGAAATTCAAAATCTTAAGATAGCATTACCTTTAATAGAAAAAGCCTATAAGCGATCTGATAAAAAAGAAGAGCAATATTGGGTACAAGAAGAATTTCCTAAGGAGTTATCTAAGATTAAAAATGTATTTGATTGGAATAAGTATCCAGACGTATTTAAAGAATGCTGGTATGATTACATCGATCAAGAATTTCAACACAGGGAAGAAGGGTTTGCTTTTTATAATAATGGTAAACCAACATACATAACAGGAACACACTATATGTACTTGCAATGGAGCAAGATAGACGTAGGTGCACCAGATTTTAGAGAGTCTAATAGACTTTTCTTTATATTTTGGGAAGCCTGTAAAGCTGATGATAGATGTTACGGAATGTGCTATTTAAAGAATAGACGTTCTGGATTTTCATTTATGTCCTCAGCGGAATTAGTTAATCAAGCTACTATATCAAGTGATGCTCGTTTTGGTATATTATCAAAATCAGGAGCGGATGCTAAAAAGATGTTTACAGATAAGGTTGTTCCTATATCTATAAACTATCCTTTCTTTTTTAAACCTATCCAAGATGGTATGGATAGACCTAAAACAGAATTAGCTTATAGAATACCTGCATCAAAACTTACACGTAAGAAATTAGATGCAAACGAAAAGCTTGAAGAGCTTGATGGATTAGATACAACAATTGACTGGAAAAATACAGGAGACAATAGTTATGATGGAGAAAAGTTAAAACTTTTAGCGCATGACGAAAGTGGCAAATGGGAAAAACCAGATAATATATTGAACAACTGGCGTGTAACGAAAACGTGTCTTAGATTAGGATCTAAAATTATTGGTAAGTGTATGATGGGTTCAACATCAAATGCTTTAGATAAAGGAGGAGAGAACTTTAAAAAACTTTATTACAATTCAGATGTTACAAAAAGAAACCGCAATGGACAGACTGCTTCAGGATTATATAGTTTGTTCATACCTATGGAATGGTCCTACGAGGGATTCATTGATTCTCATGGCTTACCTGTCTTCGATACTCCAGAAAAGCCAATAAAAGGCGTTGATGGTAAATGGATTGATGCAGGCGTTATTGAACACTGGCAAAACGAGGTTGAAGGTTTAAAATCAGACTCTGATGCTTTAAATGAATACTATAGACAGTTTCCTAGAACAGAGCAACACGCTTTTAGAGATGAAGCTAAACAGGCATTATTCAATCTTACTAAGATATATGAACAGATTGATTATAATGATGACTTACGACACTCTAGCGTATTAACACGTGGAAGCTTTCAATGGGAAAACGGCATACAAGATTCTAAAGTGATTTTTTATCCGAATCAAGATGGTAGATTCCTTATTAGTTGGGTTCCCGATAAATACTTGCAAAACCGCGTAATAATAAAAGATGGAATGAAATATCCTGGCAATGAGCACTGTGGTGCTTTTGGTTGTGATAGTTACGACATTTCAGGAACAGTAGATTCTAGAGGATCTAATGGTGCATTACATGGACTTACAAAGTTCTCAATGGAAAACATTCCTGCTAATCATTTTTTTCTTGAATATATAGCTAGACCGCAAACAGCTGAAATATTCTTTGAGGAAGTTTTAATGGCTTGCGTATTTTATGGTATGCCAATACTTGC